GATAGGCGAGATCCTAGGCAGCGCACTTAATCTTAAATGGAATGAAATAACTCCAACTGTGACGTGGGATACATATCCTCCAACTCAAACATGGAATGACGCAGAGTCTTACATCGGCACTATTGACTCAGGCTATTACACGATGATTAGTCAGACTGCCAGTCCTACTGCAAAATCTGGATCTCTTGCAGATCAGATAGCACAAAGCGCACTGGGTCAGCTCAACGAGGATCGCTATGGAAATGTGAATTATGACGATGCCGATCATAGGTCTAACTACCTTGCAGCCAATGGCTTTACTAACCTTGATGGATCTTATGCAACTGCCAGCAGTATTCAATCTCAGACTCAAATTGCTCGTATCCGTAACAGTCTGATCTATCGCTATTCAACTGGCTATAACTCTACCTACACTGACTCTGATCAAGACTCTATAGCCTCTTTTGGTCTCTTTGAGAAATCTACTGAATCTAACATTAAAGACTTAGTCGATATTACTCAGATTGCTACTAGAGAGCTTGCCCTTCGTAAAAACCCTAGAGGCTCACTCGGTGCTATAACTTTCCGCCTAGACAATTCCAATATGCCAGATGCAATGCTGGACAACCTTATTGGGATTTTCTTCGGTCAGCCTGTGTTAATTGACAATCTGCCGAGCAACCTTTTAGACGGTGCTTTTGATGGCTTTGTAGAAAACATCGCTTTACGGGCTAACCCTACTTCTGTGGACATGACTCTTTACGTCTCAGCTACAGACTTCTCACTAACTACCACACAATGGGAAACGGTATTACCATTCTCCCTAATCTGGACAGGTGTAAATGGTACACTTACTTGGACTAACGCGATCGGAGCACTAACCTAATGAGCACAACCACCCCGAACTTTGGATGGGTCGTTCCCACATCGAGCGACCTTGTAAAAAATGGCGCAGTTGCCATAGAGACACTAGGCGATTCTATTGATGCTTCAATGGTCGATCTCAAAGGTGGCACTACTGGTCAGGTGCTATCAAAGACATCTGCTACAGACATGGACTTTACATGGACTACTGCATCAAGCGGATCACCTTTTGTAGCTGGCAAAAATAAAGTCATAAACGCAGACTTTGAAGTTTGGCAGCGAGGTACAAGTTTTACAGCTTACGGGTCTTATTGGGCGGATCGCTGGACTTCAACAGGTGATAGAACGAGCCCATCTTTTACAAGACAAACTTTTACTCCGGGTGCTGCCCCAGTTGCAGGCTATGAAGGCGAATACTATGCTCGCTGGGTGCCGGGTTCAGGTGGCACTTTTAGCAATATGCAACAAAGAATCGAAGATGTCAGAGTTTATGCGAATCAATCGGTAACTCTTTCATATTTTGCAAAAATTAGCACTGGTACTGCAACTAACTCTCCTTTTATTATTCAAAACTTTGGTTCAGGTGGTTCAGCTGAAGTATCAACCGCTTTAACAACTAGCACAATAACAACAACATGGACGCGCTTTACGCACACTTTTACTGTGCCAAGTGTTTCAGGCAAAACTATTGGCACTTCAAGTTATCTAAACCTTTTACCTTTACGCTTTGAGACTGCATCGACAGCAAATGTCGATGTGTGGGGAATCCAATTAGAAGCAGGATCGACTGTTAGTGATTTTGTTACTGCAAGCGGCAATAGTCCACAGGCTGAATTGGCTATGTGCCAGCGTTATTACTGGAGAACTGCAAATAAAGAACAAAGATTTGGGTTATGTTTTTCTTTTAATACTACACAGGCTTACGGCACTATTACGTTTCCAACTCAAATGCGTACATCTCCAAGTGTTATGGACACGACAGGCACAGCTGCTAATTATATGGTTTTTATTGGCGCGACTACTTACACAAACACTTCAGTGCCTACGATTGATATCGCGACACCAGTTAATTGTTCGCTAGGTTTTGCTAACGCTGGAACAATGGTAGCAGGGGGTTCAGGCTTTATGTCTACCGCTTCTGCCGTAAGTGCTTACCTCGGATTTAGTGCGGAGCTATAAAATGGAAATTATCGAATACACAAATTCAAGCAACGAGCCAATGATTTTAATTATTGATGATGTAAATGACACAGCCGAGTCAATGACAAAGGCTTATTACGATGAGCATTTTGCGAGCCTTAATGAAGCCTCAGCTAAGTAAGGCTGCTAAACAACTTCGGGAACAGTTCGATGACGCATACCCAAGTCGTGACCGCACATCGGATGGCTGGATCGGTGATACCAGACACGCAGCTCGCCCTAGCGATCATAATCCCGATGCTAATGGTTGGGTTCGTGCCATCGATGTTGATCGTGATGTCAGTGGTCGGAGCAAGCCAGACCTCATGCCAGATATTGCAGATCAGATTCGTCTGCTATGCAAGTCTAAAAAAGAAAGACGCATTACCTACATTATCTTTGATGGTCGTATCGCCTCAAGCAAAAAGTCTTGGGCTTGGCGTCCATACGAGGGCTCAAACAAACACAACCACCACTGCCATATCTCGTTTGAAAAAGAAGCTGACAATAATGAGGCTTTTTTTCAAGTACCTATGTTAGGAGCCACAGAATGAAAGAACTAAAGACAGCAGCAGGATCATGGGCAAGAGCCTTTCTAGTAGCAGTAATCAGCATGGCTGCTGCTGGGGTTTCAGATCCTAAAGCTCTCATTGCAGCAGGCTTAGCCTCAATCCTTCCACCTGTACTTCGTTACCTCAATGCTAACGACCCTGCTATGGGTGTTAAAAAGTGACACAGGGGGACTTCTTTACTCTTTACATGGCTACCCTTGCAGTGCTAGGCGGTCTTTCGGGCTTTGTCATCACTCACCTATTGTCTGAAATTAAAAGACTCAATGGGCGTGTTGATGAGATCTATAATCTTCTCTTAGACCGATAATTTTCCAATGGCAAGAAAAGCAACTAAGAATCTAGTTGAGCAAGATTACTCAGCTCTTGATGCTTACTGCATTGGGATGTACGAGTTTGCTCAAAGTTTGAAGCGAGCAGGCTTTGATGAGGAAACCGTCTTAGGAATCATCGTAGAGCGATCAGCCTACCCTGCATGGATCTTGCCTGATCCAGTCGAGCCAGAAAGGTTCGGCGATTACGAAGATGAGGACGATGATTAAAAAACGATATCTAGTGATATCAGATTTACAGATTCCTTACCATCATGAAGCAGCAGTTAAAAATCTTGTCAAGTTAGTAAAGCGCGAAAAGTTTGACCTTGTATTAAACACCGGTGATGAACTGGACATGCAGTCTCAAAGCAAGTGGGCACAGGGCACTAAGTTAGAGTGGGAGGGAACCCTTGATGCTGACAGAAGCCTTGCTCAGAATATTCTCTATGACCTCGGCACAACAGATGTCACTCGAAGCAATCACACAGACAGGCTCTACCATACGCTACTACGAGCACCTAGCCTCATTGGACTCCCAGAGCTTGAATACTCAAAGTTTATGGACTTTGCCGGACTCGGTATCCGATTCCACAAAAAGCCCTTCGAGTTCCACAAAGGATGGGTCTTAGTCCACGGTGACGAAGGATCGATGAACACCAATGCTGGACTTACAGCTCTAGGATTAGCGCGTAAGTTTGGCAAGTCTGTAGTTTGTGGACATACCCACAGAGCAGGTATCAGTGCCTTTACAGAGGGCATAGGAGCCTCGTACAGGACTTTGTGGGGCTTAGAAGCAGGTAATGTTATGGACAAGAAAAAAGCCTCTTATCTAAAGGCTGGCAGTGCTAACTGGCAGATGAGCGTAGCAGTGATTGAAACGCATGGAGACCGAGTAAGTCCAATGCTTGTTCCAATAAACAAAGATGGATCCTTCACCCTTTACGGAAAGTTGTACGCTTAAAAATCGTTATCATTTCGTTACCTAAATGTGCTTGATTATGTCAGATAGGCGTGAGACTCTAATTCTGTAAGCAGTCAAGGGCACTGCTACAGATAGGTACACAATGATTAACTCAATAACAATTATAGGAATGTTAGGGTTACTAATAGCTTCTAACTTTATCTGGTATTGGCAAGGCTACAAAGATGGCAGGCGCGAAGGTTATGTTCGTGGTCGCGATCTAAGCCGACAAGGCTTCTGGCAAGAATGAGAGCCAACGAAATCTTACTGACAGCCACCGACACGATTCGAGATCGTGGTCTAAGTTATGGTCATCCAGCAGACAACCTGCAACACACAGCTATGTTACTAAGCGCATATTTACAGACACCGATACATGATTATCAGGTGGCAGGGATTATGGTCTTAGTTAAACTAGCCAGAAGTAATCAGTCAGCCCAGCAGATCGACACATGGATTGACATGGCTTCTTATGCCGCACTTGGCGGACAACTAGCAACAGAGGAGAACGAGCTTTATGTTTAGAAATCTCGATGCGATTGAGTTTATGTTCGTTATTGCACTAGGGGCTTTGAGCCTAGCAATTGTCACAGGCACAATCTGTCTAACATTAATTACTTTAGGAGTTGTCAATGTTTAATTTAGCTGATTACGAGACAGTCGAAAAGAGATTGGGGTACATACCAAATGCTAAATCTTTCTGGGAAGATCATCCTAACGGTCGTGTATCAACTGAGATGGAAGTTTGCGAGAAGGATCGCTATGTTTTCAAAGCGTATCTATTCAAGGATCTTAAAGATGACATTGCTTTTTCCACCGGACACGCGGGCGAGATCGTTTCTGATCGAGGTGTCAATTCGACTTCTGCACTGGAGAACGCGGAAACTAGCGCAATCGGTAGAGCACTTGCAAATGCGGGTTATGCAACTAAAGGAAAGCGTCCAAGTCGAGAAGAAATGACGAAGGTAGTAGCACAAAAGCCTGTCAAGCCAGCGGTACAGGATGTCGTACCAGAGCAGGACTACTGGACTACTCCAGTCAATGATTACATGAAGGTAGTAGATGCTCCAGTGACTTTAGAAAAGGCTATGGAGAATGTAGCTGCAATCATAGGTACAGGTGAAGCACAGGAAGCGCCAAGTTGCAAGCATGGACACATGAGATGGCGCGATGGCGAGAAGAATGGTCGTGCATGGGGCGGGTATCAGTGTGCTCACATGAACGCAGGTGGCGTTAAGTCTGACTGTCCGCCTGCATGGTATCGCATGGGTAGTGATGGTAAATGGCATCCACAGGAGGTAAGGATATAATGGGAAACATTGGAATTAAGATAAATGGCGAATGGCTTGACCTTATGTCAGCTTTCGTGCCATGTCAGTTATGTAATGAACCTGTCCAGATACGCGATCTAGCGCACATATCATCTGACTCTGTCAATGGTATTGTGAATTGGCAGTGTGCAAAATGTAACGCAGTCAATGGCTAGTCAAGCAAGAAAGCACAGAGGTTTCCGCACCGAGCGTGTAGTTGCACAGTACCTATCGACTGTGTGGACTCATGCTAATGTGGGAAGGGGTAATGGCAAAGATATTGTAGGCGTCCCGTTCGACGTCGAGATCAAAGCTAGGGCATCATTTCAGCCCTTGGCTTGGATTAAACAATACAGAGCGCGAACAGCCATTTCGGGGGAATTAGGCTTTTGCGTAATGAGGCTAAATGGACAAGGAGAAGATGCGAGTGAGTATGCCTGCATCATCCGATTAGCTGATCTATTGCCATTACTCCAACTTAAATACGGTCACTTAACCAGCGAACCCACAGAAGCAGACATAGACCGCTGCACAGCCTGTGGGTCATACATGATACAGAGGTGCTTAACATGCCAGCCTATGACTACCGATGCTCAGACTGCAATCTTAGTCAAGAGATTAGCCATGGATGGTACGACCGACCAATAGTGCCATGCACTTACTGTAATGAGCCTATGGACAAGACAATAAGCACAGCTGCTATTCACTTCAAGGGCAAGGGCTTCTACTCTACAGATAAATAGTTATCCACAGAAGTTATCCACAGGAGGTCTCAATGAAGCGACACACCGCTCTGACCAGCACTTATGTAAATGTATTTGACAAGGATGGTACGCTAACGGCGCAGAGCCTCTCAAAGGCTCACCGCGAGCCCCTTAGGGGCGTAGCTCGCGGGGTGCTAGTAGCTATTGGGATATCTCTATTGCTAGTGCCTGATGCAGGTGGATCTAAACCAATGCAATATGTAAGTTATAAAGAGTATGCATTACATCTATTACATTATGACTATAAGCAGTATGTATGCATAACAAAGCTCTATGGTAAAGAAAGCGCGTGGGATCCT